TTATGAGCGATCATAGATTTTTTCTCCTGACTGGCTTTGGTCATTGGGGTGCTTGTGATCAATAGAGGTCACCTCGGAGCTGATCTCCCCCGTATTGGGCCCATTCAGGCTGGCTGGTAGTTCTTCTTCGCTATGGCCCTGGGACGTATATTCGCCTTCATTGTTGTATGTGGCGGTGGATTTCTCTTTTGGTGCCGTTTCATGAGTTGCTTTATGAGCAGCTTCATGAGTTTCATTACGAGTGGCTTTATGAGTAGCTTCATGAGCTGTCTTATGAGCGGCTTCATGACTTACTTCATGTTCAGCCTGCTGCTGAAGCTTCTCGTACTTCTCCTCGTAAAACGGGTTGTCGCCGGATTTGCTTTTCAGCACTTCTACAGCCCTCTGCAGGGCAGGCGGAATGGGAGCGCCGATGCGGCCCGCATTTTCAATTAGCGATAACAGCTCATTGGACAGATAAAAAAAGATGGCAGTATCTCGGAATAGATGCGCCTCTCCCAGCGCTGTGTCAATCAGGTGCGCAACGGTTACGATTCCGAAAATCATTACCTTTTTGGCAATGCCCCATAGCCCGACATCGCTCCTGAGCTTCCCCTCCTTGGCTGCTGCCGCCAAGCCAGTGCAATAATCAATGATAACGAAGGTTAGCAAAATGGACAACATGATGGACCAACCCCCAAACAAATAAGATGCAACCGCCCCACCTGCTGCGATTGTTATTTTCGCTAATGCTTCCATGTGTAAACCTCCAAAAAATAAATTAGGGAAGCCGCTATGGCTTCCCCTTAACAAATTGTACATGCTCTTGTAAGACATACGATGCATCAGTCTAATTCGAAATGAGATCAATAGACAGTTATCCATTTTGGAATGCTTGGTTTTGAGCCAATGGCCAGAAATGTGATGCAACGATTTAAAGATTCCACGTTTCTCTTAATAAGCATCTTGCTTGCAATAAACAGGATGCACTCATAAACCCCATATCATCTCGCTTCTCCCATAAAAAATAAACCTACCTATGCAACGGAGTCATACTGTTTACCTGTGATTTGTTGATATTGAGCAGCCGTGATCTTGTTGCCAGCTACAAAAACAGCAACTTGCTCGTCATTGTATCGCTTTGCATCGTAATGCCGTTTAACGATTCCATACCAGTCCATGCTAGATCACCCCCTTGTCAACCAGTTTCAGCAGGAGTGCGGCGTGATCGACTTCGGACTGTTGGAGTCTTGCTTGGGTATGAACCAATTCCAAGAGTGTTGCGGCTGCATCAGCCTCCGATTGATCAAGCCTCGTTTGTGTATTAACCAATTCCAGCGCGAGTAGAGTGGCTTCGTTCTCTAACGTTGCAATCTTGTCTGCTGGCGTAGGTTCCGGTTTTGGTAGCTCGTAAAGCTCATACCCCCCAGCCGACACCCTGCGTGCGACATAACCTGCTGGAGTGTTGAAAATGACTGCGGGTAGCTCCTCGATCAGATCATAGGTTAGAGACGTGGGCCCCATGTTTTCAGGGTCCGGGTGCCAGGCTATTACATCTGCGTCTTTATAAAAAATTGCAAACATTGTACATCCTCCTTATGGTGTAATGACATCGTACAAAACCTGTAAGTTTCTGATTGCTGGAAAGGGGCTTTGCGGGGTCCCCACGGAAGCCGTTATGACATAGGGCAACGCATCAGAAACTGCAAATTCATAGTCATATGTGGTCCATGCCCCCCCAGTCATCAGTCCTCCATACCGCGTCGAATTTATTGCCCAACGGTTATAATTCGTAGGCGGCTGATAAGAACCTAACGGAAGGTCCCAATCATAACCCGGTCTACCCTGTAGACTTCCAAAAGCTGCGCCCGCCGCAGTTCCCGTCGATTCACTGCCCTGGAAATAGAGCGATCTTAGATAAGGGGTAACGTTGTTTGAGGAGCTTACCATTCCCGTATTTAGTTCAAACTTAACCCGTATAATGCCTTTCGCCTTCGTTATAAATCTACCTATGATCATTTCCCCGTTAGTACTTAGCGTCCTTATAGTATTATCCTGGTACTGCACGGTGTTGCTCGGCATCGCTACTTGATTAGCCCCCACTGCTTTCCACACCCCTCCGTCTAAAAATTGCAATTGTCCACCTGAAACTCGGATTTGCGGTTCTGTGTCAACACGAACTGGCTTCCATTCCATCCACACACCATCCGCTCTTATCCGTTGATAGGTTTCAGTGTTTGAGAAGTTTGTCACGCGCTGAATTATCCAATCTGCATTGTGTCGAATTACTTCGCCGTATTCCCATGGAACGCTATTATAAGCGGGAGAGTACGTAGGGCGGTTAAGCATTTGAGTACCCCTATAAAATCCACCTACATCAATAGTGTCCCAGGATACCTCGGATACTAAATGTGCCTCTCTACCTGGTCCCGGCTCTACAACCGATATTGCATTTACATGAGAGTTTACCCCTGCTAAATTTGTTGCTAGAGTATCCGTTTCCGCCTTCCGTGCTACATCGTCCGAAGCGGCCGGAGCTGCTGCCTTCATTCGCCCAGAAGCGTCGCGCTTAACCAACGTTGAAGCCGTCGCCGCATTCGTTGCAGCATTCAACGCTGCCTTATCAGCTGCAGACATCAGACCATTAACCGACCCTGTGGCTACCGCTGTACTAGCCTTAGCGTTCCAAGTTGCTTTTTCAGCATCGGTGACGAAGCGGTTGCTAGAGTCCTGAGTAATAATAGACGGTGGATGCGATGAGGGATGCGTGTAGTTATTCGCCCCCGTCGCCACACCGTCCAGCTTGCTTTTATCCGCAGCCGACATCAACCCTGCTGCTGATGTTGTAGCAGCTCCGGGATTAACCTGCGCCCCTGCAGCAATACTAGACAGTTTTGTTTTTTCAGATGTTGTGTAGTCGTTGGTCGATAGCCCCTTGCCCGGAACTTTGTCTACTTTGTCCGATAGCGAAGTAAATAGACTGGATAATTCAGAATCCAAGGCGTCCGCATTGTCATTCAAATCCACAATATTTACAGCATCCGATGCTTCCGGCTTTTTCAATTTCAAATTTGGTGTTAATTGCATTGATTATCCTCCTCCATACGTTCGTAATTGGCCCCATGTGCGTGTTGCGGCATTTTGCCATGTCAATCCCGATACCATGTCCCAGGTGGTGAAGGTATACAGGAAAGAATAAGAGAGATGGGCCGGGCGAATTTGCTCCAGCATCGCCATAAAACCCGCCATATTGGCCGGGACGCCTAATACCCCGATGAATCGGATTACAAACCGATGCTCATCAGGGTACTCCAACACATCCACTTCCCCGCCACTAAAGGCGGAAGCTACATCAATCAGCATTTGTTTGGTTACCGTTCCATGACCGCGCAACTTGGCGCTGATCATCTCCCGGCGCCATTCATCGGACATGGACGGGTCTGTCGTTAAGCCAAACTCCTGCTCCCAATGCGCCAGCCCCCAGGTTGACGTTGAAACAAAAAACTGATTGATCAAATCAGCAGCCAAGGTTATTGATATGCCCAGCTCCTCCGCGAGTGTGCTCTGTAACTCCTTCATATCTCGTATACCCTGCCAAAAATCAGGAAGGTACGCCATCAAATCAGGACGTTTTGCTTCAGGAGTTTCCGTGGAAGTCCCCTGACTGCCAAACATCCCGGCGCCATAAAGCGCGACACTGTAGGTCACTAAGCATCACCTCGCAATTGCCCCCACGTTAGTGGACCCTTCGGCATGACATCATCGGAATTTGCCAGTTGCCGCCATGGCAGCCAGCTGTCCGAATTATACAGGGCAAGACGATATTGGATCGGGGCATTATTATTGTAGGGATACAAATATTGAATAGCCGCCATGCTGCTGTAGCCCTTTACCGTCATAATCGTGCAATATTGCATGTTGTTAAATCGGCTGGCCGGATTGTTGCTAAAAAAAACGGTCAACCCCCGATCAAATGTTGAAGGTAAAGCATCCCCCTGCTTCCAATTATCCGCCTTCACGTTTAAAGCATCATGGCTGTGCACCGAAGGGGGAAAACTAGCCGGTTTGCCGCTTACGCCCGACCATGGCACGCTGTCGGCCGCTTCAGCCAAATCAACTTTTCCGTTGTCATTGCTGTCGTAGACGCTTTTGAGCATATCGCCAGCGCCAACACTGGCCAACCTCTTGTCGATTGCCTGCTTGACTCGCAGCGGCGTCATGTCCGTTGTATGATCTTCGCCTGCTTCGGCTTGCGCTTGGGTAGACAGCCCCCTGTTTACCTGCGCTCCTGCCGAAATGCCATCCAGCTTCGTCTTATCTGCGGCGGACATCAAGCCATTAACGGAAGCCGTTGCGGCCGTCGTGCTTGCCTTGGCATTCCAAGTGGCCTTTTCCGTGTCCGTCACAAATCGGTTGCCAGAGTCCTGAACAATGATAGACGGCGGATGGGTCGCCGGGTGGCTGTAGTTATTTGCGCCAGCCGAAATGCCTTCCAGCTTCGTCTTATCTGAGGCCGACATTAAGCCATCAGCCTCAACTGTAGCTGCTGCCGTCTCAGCCTTGGCATTCCAAGCCGCTTTTTCCGCGTCGCTTACAAACCGACTGCTTGCATCCTGGGCGATAATCGCCGGAGGATGGGTCGCGGGGTGAGTGTAGTTATTGGCCCCGGCGGCAATGCCGGCGAGCTTGGTTTTTTCGGCTGTTGTATAGTCATTGGCCGATAATCCCTTGCCAGCGACCTTGTCTACCTTGCCTGCAAGCTGCATGGTCATCGTACCGGCAAAGTCCGGGTCGTTATTTAAGGCGTCTGCAATTTCCTGCAACGTATCCAGAGCATCGGGAGCCGCTCCAACAATGGTCTGGATACGCTGATCCGTTTCGCTTTTGGTATAAACGCTCGTTTTGTCCGCTTTTGAAACCAGTTTCGAATCGACGTCCGTTTTGTCCGCTTTCCCCTGCTCAACTGCAGTAACCCTGGCATTCGTCAGGCTTTTATAGCGGTCAAGCTCCTCCTGCGTTGTCGTTGCAGCCGCCTGAAGCTCGTTAATATCGTCCGCATCCACCTGGTCTCCCGGCGTCTGGTAGGTCATATAGACAACATCGGCGTCCGCAAAAATACGAATGTATCTGCGCCAAGGCGTTTCCGCAGGTACAGACACCGTAAAGGCCGTTACTTCCTCGCCAGTCATTTTGGGCCCGGTGTGAGCCCTGATCGAGCTATTCGCAATGTTATCATGTGCCAGCAAACCTTCAAATTTGCCAGCAACAAGGGAAAGCTCCTCCTGTACGGTATAGGCGGTACCGTCGGCCCTTTTGTTCAGCTTAGGCTTAAAAACATCAACTTCATCCGGATAAGGCATCACCTACACCTCCAATTCCACATTTGCCAGCGCCGGGATGTCATGGTCAGACAGCGGCACATTGCCCGTCCCGCCATTTAGCGTCAAGCCGGAATAGTCTTGAACTCCCGGTATGGAAAGCAGCAGCACGCCGATAGCGGCAATACTGACATAGGATGCGGAAAATGCGATTGAACGGAAGTGCGCCTCAAGCGCCGCCGTAAATGCATCCGTCACGCCTTGCAGCGTATAGCCTGCTCCCAGCACGATACGCGCCGCAGCAACAACCGGCGCAGCCGTAGCGGAAACAACCGTTACCGATGCCCCAACCGGGCGCACCGATTCGATATATTCCGCCGTTTCGGCTACCAGCACAGCGCTGGCCGGAGCCTTGTTGCTATCAACAATAATAACCTTAACGGTGCCCGGCCCATCCCACAGCGGCTTGACCTTGGCATCGCCTACGCCGGATACGCTCATTGCCCAGTCGCGGTAATCTGCGGCGTTACCGCCGCTGGACGGGTTGCGCACCCGATGAAGATATCTCGTTCTGAGCGACTCATCGCTTTCCCGGTCTTCGCCGGGAACAAGCAGCTCGCCCAGCTCTGCCCTAGCCAGCCCCGGTATGAATTCCAAAGGCAGCAGCTCGCCAAAATATACATTGCCGCCTCTTCCCGCCACATCGCAAACCAGCACATATTGCCCGCTCCCGAGCTTGGCGGAAACCGTATAGCTATAGCCGCCCCCGCTGTACCGGCTGCCAATGGGAACCTCAAGGGGCTCATTGCTGCTGCTGTAAAAAGAGCCCTTCCGCTGGGCCGCATCAGCCGGACGCCGGGTCAAACCAAAGTCCGCCGCCCGCAAATCCAGATATTCACCGCTGCTGGTAGTGCCAAAGCCCAGCCTCAGCTGAAGCTCCATATCCATATACATCTGAGCCATCTCCGCCGCAGCCGGAGCGCAGGCATCATAAATGATGCTGCCCTCACGCTTGTCGATCGTATCCGGTATCCGGTCCAGCATGCGGTTCAAAATCGCCTCATAGGTTTGCGCTTCATGCAAAGCCAACCACCTCCTCTTCAAAGCTTCCATAATCACTATGGACGGTAAACGTGACGACAGCCTGGTCTCCCCGCTGACTGACCTTCACTCCCTCCACAGCAATAATCCGATCATCCTGCAGCAGCGCTTCCTCTAGCATCCGCTGGGCCTCCAGTTGTACAAAAGAAGGCTGACGACCAACCAGGTCCGCCAACTCGCTGCCATAATTTCCGCTGTAGATAACATGACGGAAGCGCTGACTTTGCAATAGTTTGAAAACGGCTTGCTTTATGGCATCCAGCCCGTCCGTTCTGCCCGCCATGACGCCGCGCTCCAAGTCCATGCGCCAGGTAGCTGACGGCTGCTTGACCTCAGCCGTATGTTCGGTTAATGAACCTCCCTGCGGTATCATGGCTTCACCAGCCGATCCAGCAGCAGATAGCGCTGACCGCCCTGCATGCGCAGCAAAATGACCGCATCCCCGGCCTCAAGCCCTCTGCGAATGAGGATAGTTGCGGAGGAAGCTTGGTCAGAAATACTGCCCGGTCCAATAGCTTCACCACTGCTTAAATCTATTTCAAGCGCCGTCAGCGATTCCGGCACAATTAAAAAATCCGCCGGAAGCGTAAAGCGCTGGTCGACTTTTACGCTGAGCGGGTTTGCTGATACCACTTCTCCCTGGAGAAGCTGAACGGGATTGCCCGCTTCGACAGCGCCAATCCCTGCTTTTTTGATTAATTCCAGCATACTCATCCTAGATCACCTTCACATCCAGCGCCATCGTATGGAGAGCGCCGCTGAATTTATGACTGCATTCGTCAACAAGAAACGGCTGGTTCAAGCCCAGCCGCTCGATGACAACATAGATATAGCTTCCCGCACGCACCTGCAAATCGCCTAAAGCGTTTAACTTCATCGTTTTGCTCTCGCGGTTATGCAGGGTTGAAAGCATCTTCAGCAGTTCGCCGATTTGCCCCTCGTTCTTTTTCTCGTCAACCGATTGATACAACTGGAGCATACCCCACTTCGCTATGGTTTCAGCATCCTGCTCAATGTACAGCTCACGATTACCTGTTTTTTTGTTGTCCTGATAAAGGACAATCCGATTGTACGTGTCCTGGTCGATGGACAAGCTGGTGCTGTAATCCGTCAGCAGGCTGCCTTCACCCAGGTAGTTGTCCGCTACCATATCCTCGATATTCCGCAGCGTAAGGGCTCCAAAATCGTCATAAAGCACATAGTTTTTTCCGCCGTGAATCAAGGTCAGGTCAAGCGCCTTGTTGCAAATATCCAGCAGCTTTTTCCCATCCTCCACCATTTCCGGAATGAGGTATGGCGTCGTTTCGATATAACCGGTTTTCAGCTTGAATTTATTCGCCACTTCTACAATGATTTCAGACGCCCGCTTGTTTTTGAAAATAAAGGTGTCCGAAGCCATGAGATACCGGATCTGATCGTAAGCCTTGACCTTAACGGTCTCGCCGCTACCGCCCTCCAAGGTGAAAATATAGCCGTGGAACACCGGCTTGTCGCCATATCTGACCTGAACAATATCACCGTTGTTGATTGAAAAAGCACGCGATTGATACAGCCCTTCGGTCACCACCGTAAACTCAAGGCTGCCGGCCCTGCCGATCCGGCTTGTTTTCCAGGTGACGTCGCCGGCAATTTGCGATAAATCCCAGACGTTCCCGTTTTTATTGTCCAGCAATATGGTAATCAAGGCAGCTTCAGCACCTTTCCGATGGGCAGCCTTCTCAGCTCGGCGTCGGAAATGCCGTTAAGCTTCTGGATTTCGCCCCAGCGGGCGCCGCTGCCAAGCTGGGTCTGAGCCACCTTCCATAGCGAGTCCCCGGCCACCATGACATAGGTTTTGGCCTTTTCCCTCTCGTCCGGGCGCTGCGCGTTGGCGGTAGACGCTTTGTTGTCCTTGATGGTCACCTTTTTGGCGGCATGAAAGACGTAATGCTTCAGTTTGATTGTGTATTCAATGTCTCCATTGCCGCCCGCTGTTTCCTTCCATGAAAAGGATTCGATGCTTGCCGGCGTATTGTATACGATTCCGGCTTTTCCCTCATTGCCGGAATCGACAATCAGCCGAATTGGACGTTTGCTCTGCATCCAGCGGCTAATCTTCAATACCAGTTCTATGGGCGGCTCCCAATTTGGCGGAACGATTTCATTCCCTTGCAGATCCTTCTGCTTTTCAAAAATAAAAGGATAAGGCTGCCCCGGAAAAAAGCTGCTGAAGCCATATTCTGAAAGCTTGCGGTCCTTAATGATGTTAATTTCGCCCAGACCAACGACCTCGAAGGTGCTTCCCTTCACCCCGTCCGACACTTCAAACGAAGCAGGCAGCACCGGGATAACCAGCTTTTCCTTAAAATTATTAAAGCTTAATTCTATACGGTAGCTCATCGGTAAACCCCCTCTGCGGAAGACGAGATTTCGTCCTGAAGCATTGTGGTGATCGCCTGCACCATAGAGCCGACATCCACGCCGTTACGGATGTCTCCGGTTTGCACGTTGACGGAGGGCTGGAGCGTTACGAAGTTTTGAATATTTTTCATCTCCGCCAGCTCGCGCATCATCTTGATATCTTCGCTGCTGATATCGACGGTATCATTGATTTTGCCTACCTCGTCGAGGCGGCCTCCGGAAACAGCAACGGCATTTTGCTCGGCAAGAACGCTGTTTGAGGCGGAGGATTCGGTTGGCAGCTTGGATACTACCTCTTCCTGAGATAGCTCGTCGGCTGCATTTTTTGCAGCACGTTCTGCCATGAAATTCTCTTGGTCTTGTAGTCGCGCTTCTTTATTAGCCTCTGCACGAAGTTTAGCTTGTTGCTTCTGATCATCCACAAGACCAATCATGCCTTCAGCCAAATTTTCCATGCTAAAATGGCCAATGACATCAAACTTTTTCCCAGTTAATCCGCTGATTACCTCTAGAACCCAGTTGAGTCCGTCAATAATCATTTTAAATATCCAATCATATATTTTGCCGAGCGTTTTGGCCCATAACAGAAATGGCTGCAGCATCCATCCTGCCAGCGTCCACATAAACACAAGAAGATCGTCCAGCATGTTCAAAATATTGTGCCAGGTTTTAAGGAAGAAGAGTCCAACCTGATCATTGTTTTTCGCCAGGCTTACAAGCGCCATAATCAAGCCAGCTACTAGGGTAATAATGAGGATGATAATATTACCTTTCATTGCCGCATTCAATCCACGCCATCCTTTTTCTGCGTATGCCGACGCAACTGCTTGAGTATACAAAGCCAATGAATTAAGGAACGTGTAGGTTTTACTGATCAGCTGCAAGGCGTTATATGCCTGAATGGCCACGCTTGCGCCTTCATATACCGAACCAAAAAAGCTCCAGTTGTCATTAATAAAATTGGAAACCGCTTCGTTTTCGGAAATAAAGCTTTTGTACATTCCCGATAGCTCCACCATTTGCTCCGAGAGGTTGGGCAGCTTGGCCTCTACCTCAGCGGCTTTGGCGGAAGCAGCTTCGGTCTGTTCTACAGCCTCAGCGCTTACCCCGGCGCCGCCAGCTCCTGCTTCTCCTGCAACAACCAGCGCCGTTTCGGCGGCTCCAACGACAAGCGCAGTCGAAGGGCTTCCTGCATTTACAGCGGCGCCCCCCGCTCCTCCGCCAAAAGCTGCGCCTCCCGCAACCATGGCCGTTTCGCCTGCCAGAACGATGCCGGTTTCAACTGACCCCGGCAATGCCGGTACAGAAGGTCCAGCAGGGAGCGCCTTTGCCGCCTGCTTCTCCATATCCTGCGTCCGTGCAGCACGTTTCCCGGCTTTGAGCGCTTGTTGATTACCAGGCATTAAGCTAGTTGAAGCGGAAGATACCGGGGAGGGGCCAGCCCCCGCTCCGCCATTAGCGCCTGCTCCCCTTTGATTCGCCAAGCTCTTGAAAAATTGGCCTAGTTGATCGAGGGAGGTCGTTATTTTTTGCGCTTCCTGATAGATTTGCCCCAGAGCGGCGATCAATAGCTTCCCCAGTGTATCCAGGGTGGTATTAACCATCCCGCTTTCCGTTGCGATTTGAAGCACAGGAGAGTTCAGGCTCTCCTGTGCGGTCAGCAGCTTCTCTACGGTGACGCTCAAATTGGCAACATCTCCAGCCTTGTCCTGCGCCGAATTGCCTGCATCCTTTTTTGCGCCCTCCTTGGATTGATTCGTCGGAAGAAACGTAGACAAAATTTTGCCCAGCTCCTCGATCTTTTCACCAAGTTTTGTAGCATTGTCTTTTGGATCGGATTTCTTTTCACTATTTGCAACAGCCGTCGCCTGGCTTGCCGCCATAACGGTATTGGCAGCCTGCACGGTATTCACAATCGTAATAGAGCCTGCCGGGTTTCCTCCCCATGTCGGAATGGCTGCGCTCATAGCTTGCAGCTGCCGGGTCGCCTGCTTGATCGGTTCCACCAGCTCTGTCATTGCCTTTTCTACCGATTCCAACCCCTGCTGCGCTCTTGCAGCTGCTTTGGAGTCAAAGCTCTCCAGAGCTCGCAGCATGCCGGAGGCGGACGCAGCCGCTGATTGCATGATTGCAGTCATTCCGGCCGCCGATGCCAGCATTCGCCGCTGTTGAACCGCCATTGCTTTTGCTGTACTCAATTTTTCACCACCTTTATATAACGCATGAAGAGAGCAAAATCAGTATGCAGCACCAACAACAGCACCCCATCCCGCCTCATTGCTCAGGCGGCTAGTGCCGCCTGCCCTCTTCTACTTGCGCTTCGCCGACTTTTTCTCCGCGGCAAGCCGCTCCTGAATGCAGGCAATCATAAACGCCTTTTCCTCACGCGTCTGGCTCATGTATTCCCGCGGCGTCATATGAAATTTCATGAGGGCGTAGTACGCGTAGTTCGCGTCGCTATCGCCCTCCCTGATTAGTTTTTTGCTTCGTCCACAAGCTCCTCAAAGTTTGTGTTGTAGCCGGAAATTTGCTGAATTTCCTTGGACAGCTCCTCGATTTCGCCAGCCAGCAGCACCTTTTGCAGGTATTCATCGGCATCCGTGCAGCCTAGTTGGCGGATGCTTTCCGCATCCTTAAAGCTTGGCACAACCGTATGATTGATCACGATAGCTTTGGAAATGGCGCTGGCGTCGATCTCCACCTTACGGTCCTTGCTTTTGGGATTGATCTTCATCGCCCGCTTCTGATAGGCAGCCATATCGTCGGAGCTCATCGCCCGGATGGTGAACTTCAGCACGTTGCCATCCTCATCCTTAAAACGATTGGAAATCGCCACCTCCGCCGTCAGGTTGTCAACCGGGTTGCTATTCAAAAATTGCTGTAATGTGCTCATATCTAATACCTCCGCCTTGGGTTGTTTTGTTCATGCCGTCTTCATCATTTGGTCCGGCTGGCAAGCCTATTTGCTTCCAAGTAGGCTACCCCGTTCCCTAACACGCCGCCCCCGGAGCAGCTTCCTCCATTATTGAAGTGAGGAGAATTTATCCGGAATATCGAAGTCTTCAAAAGTAAACGGAAGCTCCTCCTCCAGCGAATCCTCAGCCGTTGCGTCGAATTTTGCCAGCAGGATGCTGTCCAGGTTGCAGCGCTTAAGCACTACGGTTTGCTTGCCCGCACGGGAAGACGGATCTTCGTTCACGATGGTCAGCTCAAAGTAGAAGTCCTTGCCGGTTTTGACGTAATCTTTTGTCAACTCCCTGAACTTGGAGGTCATGTAATAGATGGTCAGCGTGCCTGTGCCCGTCCAGCCAACTGTCTTTTTGCCAACGGTTGTGCGGCCCAGCATGGGGACGTCCGCTTTTGTTTTTTCAATGGTTGCTTCACCCGTTTTGGCGTAAAAAAGCTCCTCCTGCTGGCCGTTGATCGTTACCGTTGCTTTGGCTTGTTTGCCGCTGATGGTGTCTTGCACGTTCATATAGGACATATTAGTTTACCTCCACTGTAATATAGATTTTTTCAATAGCATCCACGGGCTGAACGCTCAGCTCCACCAATACGCCGTCGCCTTGGCCTTGAATCGGCAGCACCGCGATGTCCGTATCGGAATCGAAGTTTTGGATCGCCCCGATATTTTGCAGCCCCGTCAAATAATTGACGCATTCGTTGCGCAGCAAATTGCGGCCGTCGGCATCATTAGCCACCTTGCCGATATAGAACGAGCTGAATACTTCAGCAAAATCATTGTTAATGGCATCAAGCACGCGAACAACGCGGTTTTTGCCAAAATGGCGTCCCTTCTCCGGCGTAAAGGACGTAAAGGAGTTGATATCCTGCTCTACGACAGCTCTGCCTTTATCCTGGGTGAAAACAAACTCGCCGTTTTGCAGAGCCGCAACCGTCTGCGTATTGGTATAACGCGGATTGGCGTCCACTGCGCCGTCATACGCGGCATAGGTAAGCGATTCGTTGGTGCCGGCGCCTGCCGCCGCACCCGCTGTCCAGGCAACGGCCTCAACCGCGCCAAGCTTTGTTCCGTTTTCCAGCACAACGCCATTTTTGACGCTGATGATGCCTTCATAATCGCCTTGCGGATAACCTGCTAGCACCAGCGTTGCTTTACGGCCTTCCACATCGCGCAGCGTGCGGATAAAAGAAGCGAATACGCCTTTCAGATCCGTATCGTCGGAAGGGAGCGCCATTGCATTAAACTGCTGCGTCTCAACCGCGCTGAGATAATCCATATAATCCTGAACCGTTGCGGTGCCGTTGCTGCCGCCGGTCAAAGGAGCGCCCGCCGTTTCCTCCAGCGCGCCGGAAGCATTCCAGCTAACCCAGTCGTTGCTGGCCAATCCGGCAATGTCCGATACCGTTTGAACATCCTGCACGGCTCCCGCTACCACTGTTTTGACGTCAAACAAGGCTTCATCATCGGCATTTGCCTCTACGATAATGGAAATGTCATTTCCGCGAATGCCGCCGTAACGTGCCGTTGCAACCAGCTCGCCTACTGTTGCCGATGCTTTGACGCCGGTGTTAACCCGGTAAAGCAATAGCGTTTTGGCGCGCTTGAGACTTTCTCTAACCAGTTGCAGCTCCGTTGCGGATACCGCGTAACCCAGCTTGTTCAACGTATTTTCTCCAGCCTCCAGCGTTACGATTTCCTTGGGCTGTCCCCAGGATAGAACGAGCGGCATTGTAACTACGCCTCTCTCTCCTGCTACTCCAAGCGGCTGCGGCGTGCTGTTAAAATTGATATAAACGCCTGGTCTTACTTTATTCTGTGCGGTCCAAGTTCCTCCGGTCATACTATTCCACTCTCCTGTTTTTAAAAGTTTGTACAGCTAGCTCTGCTTCTGAGACCGTGTAAAGCTCCCCGTCTTGCAGCAAAGCCTGCAGTTGATTCTTTTCGCGCGCGCTCCATCGTCTGGAAGCGAGCAGTTGGCGCTTGGAGTACCTTCTTTCCTGCGGCGCATGCTGCCCATGCGCCTCTGCGATTGCCTCTGTCCCGCCCTTGCGATCGACTTCGGAGGCTTCGCCCCTATGCTTGATTCCATGAGCTTTGCTGCTGCCCTTTTGTCTTCCATCTTGTTGCGATGTTGTCCATTTCTTCATTTCAAACCCGCCCCCTGCGCCAAAGCCCCCATTGTTGCAGCGGCTGGTTCTGACCGCTTTATTCGCAGCGTTATTTCCCAACTGAAACGAAGCCGGCCATCCTTGATTTCGTGCTTCAAGCCCGTGGAACGGTACGTGAAACCATCCACCTCGATTTCCTGAAGCAATTGGTAAAGCTCTTCCGCCATGTCATGCAGCGCGGATGTTTTTCCATCGCCATCGGGCACCTGATACTGAATGCTGAATCCATGCGTTCGGCTGCAATAACCGCCCAGCATGGACGCCTGAGTCATGCTCAAAAGCTCAAAAACCATTCCAGGCGAAATTCCGGCACCGGCAACAGGATCATCCACAATGGACAGTCCGGCAAAATGGCCCTTCAACCGCTCCATAATGCCAACTCGAAAGCTATTAACCGTCATTGCAATCACCCATCCCTCCTTGCGTATTTCTCTCAAAATAAGAACGTGTGTTCTATATTTCGACATCTAAAGCTTATCACAGGAAGATCACCAAGTGCTCCCCAACTTACCCCCATTTTCCCCTCGCCTGTTCAACAAGAAGGAGATGATATACAGCCTATTGCCAATCCGCCGAAAAAAAGAAAACGCCGGGCTTTTGCCTCGCGAGGCGCCCGGTGCTCCATTGGTTTTAATGTATCGTAGCAGCTCTTATCAAGCAGCAATCGCTCACTCCGTGCCTCCGTCCAGCTCCCATTCCAGCATGCCCCACATTTTTAAGGTTTGAGCCACGGATAACAAGCCGTCATTGATGCGCCTGTCGACTGTTGAGCTTTTGTCGCCGCGTTTCATATAATAGAGTGTTTCGGAGTACGTATGCCCCTTCAAATAACGAAGCGTAATGGCCTGCTTGGATTCATCGTCGCCGATCATATCTACAGCTCTCTCCAACGCATTCCGAAGCAAATCGCATTTTTCGGCGGCACGCTTCTGGTTTTGGGCCAATTGAACGGCATTGGCGGTTTTATTGGCGTATAGCTCGTCCGCATCTAATCGGCGCGTTGACTCCGAGTTATAGATCGTTTGCTTCAATAACTCCTCATGACGGCGAAAATCCTCCACTACAAGCTTTAACTCCTTATATTTGCGCAGCATTTGCTGGGCTGTCTTTTTTTCCTTTATATTTGGTTTAGCCAAAAATTGAAATGTTGCGCTGCCTGTTCCGTTTACCAACGTCATCGCCCCCATTGTTCTTATTTCTTTGTGCAGTTGTTGTACACGTTTCTTGTACTCTATATCCTCAGTATAAGTACAAGATTCTTGTATGTCAATTGAAAGTACAAGTAATTTGTATTTATTGTTGCAAAATTAACTGGATATAGTACAATAAAGATGTACTTATGCGCGGGGAGAGATTACGTTGTTCAGAGCCGACCGATTAACAGAACGCCGCAAGCAGCTTAGATTAACTCAGGAACAGCTTGCTCAGCAGGTCAACCTGACCAAAGCCGCAATTAGCAACTACGAGCATGGCCGAAGCGCGCCGCCGCATGAAACATTGGCTGCGCTAGTTGATGCGCTTCAGACCAATGCGGATTATTTGCTAGGTCTGTCGGATTCCCCTGCTTCATCCGGCGATGCGCAAGGCTCCCTTGCAGCTGATGCGGAGGGCAAGCTGCCCAAAGAGGCCGTTGCTCCGGAAGCGGGCATTTATATCGCTTACCTTGGCGGACCTCCCGAAGAGATGGATGAAGAAGAAGCTGAGCATTTGAAGCGCGAGCTGGAAATGTTTCGAGCTTTCAAAGATAAGCGCAGACGAGAACGAGAGCTGAACAATCAGAACTGA